CGGTTACCCTGCTGGGTCCATGCAAGCGCCTCAGTCGGGTTTGCCCGGTGGCGCCATTGTTCCTGTGACTGGTCTTGGTGCTCCAGGGACTTCTGCAGGTGCAGGTCCTGGTTACTTTGAAGAGTTGCTTAATCGGTTGAAAGGTGCAGGACAAGCTATTGGTGGTCGCGCAACAGAAGCAGGTCGCCGTGTTGCAGAAGCAGCTGGTACTCGCACCGGCCAAGTTGCAGCAGGTGTTGCTGCTCCCACTGCTTACGGCTTGAGTAGCCTTGCTCAAGGCGATATTGCTCGCGGTGCTGGTGAAATTGCCGGTGGCGTAGCCGGTGCCGGTCTTGTCGGCGGTTTAGCTAATGCAGCTCAAGCTGCTCTCCCTGGCGCCAAGGGCAAACTTGCTTCTGCTGGCATCCGTGCTGTTGGCGGCTTGGTTGGCGGTGGTGTTGGTGGCGGTATTGCAGGCGGTGTTGCCAACGCAGCCCAAAGCGCTGTTGGTGCTATCACTGGTCAGCAGAGGGAAGAAGGTAAGACTCCTAGCATCACTGGTGGTACAGGCGTTGGCTTGGATGCAGCTTCTCAAGCAGAGCTGGCCAAAATTCGCGAACTGATGAACTACGGTGTTCAGTCGAATGTGGCTGGTGCTCAAGCCATGCTCCCCGTGGCGAACCAGTACTTGGATCGTCAGATGCAGCGTCAAATGCAACTGAACCAGCAACTGGGTCAACTGACTGGTGCTCTCAACCGTCAGCAGTACGCCTTCCAGCTGGCCGGTGGCGCACAAGAGCAGGCAGGTGCCAACCTCCGCACCATGATGACCAGCAACCCCTACGCTGCTTCTACCTTCCGGTATTGATCAATGAATCCGCTTTTAAGTCTTAAAAATGCTTATTCAGGTTTTGGGCAACCTGATAACGGAGAGCGGTTTCAAGATGTTTTGAATCGTTTGAATCAACTCGACGAAAAACAGATACAAAAAATTAAAGACCTTGGTCTTGGACCATCCCTTGCTCAAGGTCTTTTCCCTTCTGGTGACGAGAATATTGTAAGACGCGTTCTTGAGCAACAAGAGCGTTACTCTAGTCCTGAATATCAAGAGCAGATGCTAGAGCTTGCTGATAAGTATCAAACCAGAAAGGGTATCAAGCAAACTGCTTTCAATATGTTTGGTAGCGGTTTTGATAACCTGATGAAGGGCATCGGCATGTCGATGAACCCTTATGGAACTCCAGAAGGTCTTCAAAACTACTTAGCACTGACCGTTGCCGCTCCAGAGGCAATGGCAGCTGGTTATCGCAACTTGCGCACACCTATCAACATCCCGGCGGTTCAACCTCCTGGGGCGCCCACATATTTTTAAAGTAGAATAAAGCCATGGCAGGTTTTGGCGTTCCCCTCAGTAGTATCCCGAATACTAGCTGGATGAATGTATCTGAACCTGTTTCTTCCGCAGGCGGATTTACAGGTAAAGCAGTAGGAGCATCATCCGGCATGTTCGATCCACTCTCATTAACAATGGCGGGGATCGGTGCCATCGGCAATGTCGTTGGTGGCATCTTCCAAGGCAACGCACAACGCCGTGCCGCTCAGATCCAAGCCAATGCAGCCAACGTAGCCGCCCTTGGCAACCTCTATGGCCAGCAAATGGCCATGAGTCAAAACCGTTTGGATCGCGGTTATCGCTCCATTGCCGACCTGCAAAATATCAAAGCAGCCGCTGATGCTCGTGCTGATAACTATCGGTACGGCATGAATGCCCACCTGATGAAATCACAGAGTGATATCAATCAGGCTTTTGTGGCTGGTGGTGTCAACATGATGGGTAACCTGGCCGGTAAGTCCATGGATGCCCTGAACTCCATCATTGGCACCAACAACGCCATGCGCCAGGCGGATAATGCTTTTGCTTTAGAACGCCTAGGCCAAAGAGATGAATTTGAATTAGGAAAAGAAGCCGCAAAATTCCGTACGTTATTTACGGATCCCATGGAAACGGCTGAGATGGGTCGTCGCAGCCGTCAAGATATTTCGATTGCTCTCTCCCCAGAAGCCCGTGAGTTGCGTCGCCGCGAGCGCAAGGGACGCGTTGAGGAAGCTGTCGCTATCCAGCGTGGCCTCATGGACAAAATGTTTGGCAACTACACCCCTACCTTCTACGGTTAATTAGCCAAGTTAGAATACCTTAAGTATTAGAGCGCAAGAACATGGGTGGCGGAGGAGGTCCTAGCGACAATTCAGCAGAAGTTGCAAGGCAGCAACGTAAAGTCGCTGAACAACAACTTGAATTTGACAAAGCGGAAGCCAGGAGACAGGCTGACCGTCAGGCTCAGCTAGACGCATATCAACGTATTGTTGACGATCGCCGTTACCAGTTAGACCTCAAGGCTGATGCTCGTGCTGGCCAGGCACTCGCTTTTGAGCAATCGATGGGTCAGCAACAGCTGGCTTATCAGCAATCCAGGGATGCTCAGCTATTTGGCCTGCAACAGCAAGAACTACAATACGCAGAAGCAGATAGAGAGTTTTACCGTCAGCGGTCAACTCGAGAAGAAGATCGCATCATCGCTAAAGAGCAAGCTGCTGCTCAGAAAGAAGCTTCCCGTCTTGCTGCTGGTGCTGCTGGTTACGATCCTTACAAACAAAATCTAGAGCAACAGCTCCGTAGCGGCATTATCGGCTTTGGTGAGGCTCAGCAATACCTGCGTGATTACACCACACAGTATGAGTTGTACGGAAAAGAAGGCGAAGCGTCTGACTTTGCCAAGCTTTACAGCGAGACTATTGCACCTCAACGCTTCCAGACAGGACTTGGTGCTGCCTATGAAGAGATCTTAGGTCGTAAAGCAACTGAAGAGGAAGCTGCTGCAGGTCTGGAAAGTTTTAAGGGCGGTTATTACCAGTCCGTTGCTGACTTGAAAGAATCTCTTTACAAGGGTCAGGAATACCAGAAGAAGTTCAACAAGAGCTATCTAGATTCCTACTACGACACCATGTTTGGTGAAGAGATTAAAGATGAAGAAGGTGTTGGCACTGGCAAACGCACCTTTACGTTTGATAAGAGTCTCCTGCCGACTTACGCAGGAGATCTTAAGGGTGGCACCCAGGTTGAACTTCCTCAGTTTGGTGAGGGCTTCACTGGCACTCCTGCTGAGATTGAGCAACAGCTTCAGAACATTCGTGATTCTCGTCAATTCCTCTACAGTGCTGGCCTGACCAACTTGCAGGGTGAGATTGACAAGGAGACCCAGAAGCTGAAGAACGAAGGTGCCAAAGAAGTTCAGAAGATTGCCGCACAAGGTGACATTTACAAGTCTCTTGTGGGTGCGTTCAGTTTCTAAAGATTTATCTCTTATAATTACATCAGTAGTCATTTAACGAATCATGACTGTCGCAGGTAGCACCAAGGACGACTATTTTGATATTACGAAGTTCGAAGAGCTTCTGAATCGCCTCGAATCCTCCAAGAAGCGTCAGCAGCGCCAAAAGAGCGTTGAAGGCCGCCGTGACATCTTTGCTACCGGTCTTGCCGGTATGATGGGCAACTTCTGATCTGAGTTAGTAGAATGACTGCAACTCCAACCAGTATCACTGATACTTACAACACTGATGACTGGTTTGACCTGGACAAATACCGCCAGGCAGCTGGAGTAGCTTACGAATTCTCTAAGAAGAAGTTGGAGGACACCGGTGCTCAAGAACGAGAAACCATCGGTAAGGGAGCAGAAGAGCAGCGAACTTCCGCAGAGCAAGGCCAGCGATTCCGACAGGAAGACGAGGCCCGCGATTACGGACAGGCGCAACGAGCTTATCGATATTGAGGTCTTCGACCAATGGGTCGATAATCTTGATTCCTCCACTCAAGAATCGTTTTGCTCCTTCGCAGCTGATAACAACTCAGTGATCGAGTGCTTCTTGTATGCCCGTTTCCTTGGGTATACAGGGAGCATTGTTGCGTGCGATCTTTGGGTCAACAGTAAATATAAAAAGCCTGATCACCGCAAGACTCTTCTTTTTGAAATTGAAGAGATGCAGGAAGACATTCGTAAACTACGGGAAGCCGTAGAGATGGGTGTCGTCAAGCGTGATGCTGGTGTTGCACGTATCGCATCCATGCAAAAAGAATTGCGTGGTGCCATTGCTCAGATTGAACAGTTCACCGCAACGCGAGACCGTAAAGGTTTGTTAATGGCTGGAGCTGATCGGGCTGTTCGTGAACTCTTATTTGTTTTCAAGGATGATCCGATCGAAATTCCCTTGAACGAAGCCTCAATGAGTGTTTGGGCTAGAATGCAACTAGAGGAATAGTTGGTAAAAATTTTAAAATAATGTCTTTTCAATCTCTTGGACAGTTATCAAACCTTGGGTCTTGGCTCGGATCCGTTGGCAATTCTTCTGAAGATTCTGCGTTTGTAGGTCCGCTACAGCCAAACGGTTCTTCGTCCATTCAGCAACAACCTTCCGAAGATGATTATTTTAATGTTGCAAAATTCGAAGAGCTTCTGAATCGTCTTGAAGGTTCTAAGCAGCGTCAGCAACGTCAAAAGAGCGTTGAAGGTCGTCGCGATATTTATGCTACCGGTCTTGCCGGTATGATGGGCAACTTCTGATGAGCAAAGTTTTAATAAGTGTGTGAGCTAGAATGCAACCAGAGGAATAGGCTTAAGTCCTTTAAAATAGTTTTAACGCAAAAAGAAAAATGGGCGCTGAAACGCAAAATCAACAATTAGCGGGTAATTCAGCTGCCCGTGCCAGGATGTCAGAGAGCCTTAAGGCAGCCCGCCGGGGTGAGAGTAGCCCGATGCAACGTGCTGCAGAAGGCCGCGCTCGCCGCCGTAGCGCCTTGTCTGGCGGCGGTGGTACCCCTGAAGCCCCTGGTGTGGTAGAAGCCCTTGCTGAACGCTTCCAAGAACAAAGCGGTCCTCAAGTTGGCGCAGCTTCTATGTTCCCGGGTGAGCGCCCTGGTATGCAAGACGCACCGAAACCCCCTGGCTTTGAAGAAGCTTTTTATCGTCGCGGTGAAGTGACCCGCGAACGTGATCGCACTGGTCGTCGTGAGGAAATCTTCCGTAATTTCCAGCGGGCCGCAGGCAGAGGTAGCAGTGCCGAGGTTGCCCCTGGTGGCGCGGTTGAGCGTGGTGTGGGGATCTTTGGCACTCCTTTTGGCGGAGCAGGTCAGCCCCGCTCTGGCATTGCCTTTGGTCCTGGCCGCGCCAATCGCATGCCTGAGCCTGGAACCCCTGAGTACCAACAGCTGGTAGCCCGTATGCGTGGAATGGGCAGCTGATATGGCAAAAGGTAAAATGCCTCCCCAGCTCCTGGAACACTTCAAAAAGAAGGAAGCCAAGAAAGAAGATGGCTCCGAAATGAATGACAAAGAGAAGCGCAAGGCGGCTCTTGACAAGGCTCGCAAGTACCAAGAGCAGAAGAAAGCAAGAAAAGGAGAAAAGTAATGGGCGGTGGATCGCAGCCAATGCCAATGGCTGGTAAAGCCATGAACGAAGAGTTCTTTACTCGTTTTGCTCAGCAGCGTCAGCAAAAAAATTTGATGCGTCAACAGCAAAATGATGAGATGTTTGCCACTCTTCAGAAATCAGGCCAACGTCCTTACGATCCCTACAAATCTCCTTATGAAGTCGATATGCCTAGCTATCGAGACTTCTTTGCTTAAAAGCATGCGGTAGTATTTTATTAATACTACAAAAAGAATAACGTGCCTTCTTACGTTCATCTTGCGTATCGCCGTAACGCTAAGGCTGCCGCACGTAATTTCCAGGTCAAAGAAAACAAGAACGAACACCTCCTGGAAAAAGCCAGAGAGGACTTTGGTTATTTTTGTGAGTACGTCGCTGATAAACCCCCCGCTCAACACCACAAGGATTGGCACCGTCACTTCATTACCGACGAAGACAGCAATTGCCTGATCAAGATTGCTGGCCCCAATATAGATCTACTTGCCCCACGGGGTTCAGCGAAGTCCACAGTGTTAGGCCTACTCACCGCCTGGGCTATTGGCATCCACACTGCAGCAAAGATGCCACTGCAGATCCTGTATCTCTCCTACACCGTTGATATTGCACGTTCTAAGTCGGCAACCATTAAACGCATCATTGAAAGCAAGCGGTACCAGGAGGTCTTCCCAACAGTTCGCCTGCTCAAGAACGTCACCAGCAATGAGTACTGGTCAATTGATCACAAGTTTGCAGGCATTGATACCACTGGTGAAGAACAGTTCACACTTTGCGCAGCTGGTCTCAAGGGCTCGGTGACCTCGAAGCGTTCACACCTCGTCATGATTGATGACGCTATCAAGTCAGCAGCGGACATCTCAAACCCTGACATCCGAAAGCAGATGCAGGACAACTGGAACGCTGTGATTGCACCAACGATGTTTGAAGGAGCCAGGGCCATCTGCCTTGGAACCCGCTTCCGACATGATGACATTCATTCCACAACGTTTAACGAGCAGAACAACTGGGTACAGATTGTCCTCTCTGCAATCCAAAATGATCCCAAAACAGGAGAAGAGGAATCTTATTGGCCTGAAATGTGGTCGCTTGATTACCTGAAGGAAAAGAAACGACAAGCACCAATTGCTTTCTCGTTCCAGTACATGAATCAAGTGGTCAGGCAGAATGAACTGTCCTTGGCACCAGAGTTAATTGTGAAAGCTGAGATCTCAACAGAGTTCGACGCCCTGGGCATGGGAGTTGACCTATCCGCTGGCGTTAAGGAGAAGAATGATTACACGGTTATGGTGCTGGGCGGACGCATTGGAGATCGGATTCATATCATTGATTACCGCCGTATCAGGGTGATGGGCAACCTAGAGAAACTCGACGCCATGAAAGAGCTTCTCAATGACTGGTCCATCTTAGGACGAGATGATAATGGCAATTACTTTCCGACCTACTCAACGTGTGATATTTGGTCAGAAGCCGTTCAGTACCAGGCTTCTCTCGAAGCAGACTTCAAACGGGTTTGCCTCAATAACGAAAGTCTCTACAACTTGATTTGGCACCCAGTCAAGGGCTTCCGTGCAGATAAGCTGGCACGTTTCCGTGGAATTATTGGCATGTTTGAAGACCGTAAAATCATCTTCAACAGGTACCGGAACTTCACAAATCTCTTCGAGGAACTCACGAACTTCGGTGTCAGTAGCCATGATGACTGTGTTGACGCGTTGGTCTGGTTGGTGACTGGACTAGGAAGAAAAGGTCAGTTGCAACTTGATTTCTAAACTTAGAATTGTTAAAAGGCGCAACGTGACAGTGGGTCCCGAATACATAGCAATAGGCTTGACAGCTGCTGTTTCTGCATTAACAGGTGGTTCTTGGGTAGCCAATCGAATCCTTGATAGGCAGAAAGAGAAGATAGATCAAGCTTTCAGTTATATTAGTTCACAGAAAAGGCGGATTGATTGCTTGGAAGACGAAGTAAAGCAGCTGCCAATGGACTATGTGCTCAAGGTTGATTTCTTACGAGAAATCCAGGAGATGCACGAAAACTTTAGACAAATAAATAATAAGCTTGATAAGCTTATGGAAAAGCTTCTGTCAAAATGAGCTACATCCTTGAGGTCCAGGAGGACGAAAACGGAGATCAGTATATCGTTCTCCCTGACGAAGTAATCGAAGACCTTGGGTGGCAAGAAGGCGATGTCCTCAACTGGGATGTTCGGGGTGAAGGAATCGTGATCAGCAAGGTAAATGATTCTGCTGGCTACGAAGTTTTAGAAGAGTAAAATAGGAAGATTGAGACGATAAGTAGATGTTACGGACAGACGGCGGATACGGCGTTCCAGGGATGCCCGGTAACGGTGGCGTCTATATGGCAGGCAACCCTAATCCATTACAAGATCCTCGTTTCAAAGTACAGGGTGGCGAGAGTCCGTACCGTCAACCGGTTCTTCCAACAGAACGTTCTCCAGAAGAAGACATTCCTTTTCTGCTTCCAGGGCAGCCCCAGCTTCCGATGGCGTACGGCAGCAGCAATCTCCCTGGAGCAATTGGGAACATGGGCGGCATTCAGAATGCTCAGTTCTTTGGTGGGCCACAGATGGGACAAGTTCCTCCTGGCTTCCAGGGCAAGTATGTTTCCTGAATAACTGCTAGTATCAATTAAAAGAGGTAATAGTTAATGGCGACGGACGCTAAAGCCAGACTCCAAGAAATCATCAATGCTTACATTGATAAGGATGCTGCGACCGTCGTCGATACCAGCATCGTTTCGTCGCACCTGGCGCAGATGAAGCTATTCGGTATCCGTCAGGGTATCGAGTTCTTCCCCAGTCAAGACAACTTTGGCAATCAGCGCAAAGACTTTATTGATCGTGTAATCAAGTACAACCAGCTTGATACCCGGCTTGATTCCATCTGGGATTATTTCCTTTGCGATGGTAAGGGTCTTTTCTACATCCGGCCCACTAAACAAAACTATCGTCTCTACTACTTTCGAGAACACGAGTATCGCAGTTTCTACAACGTAGACGGCGAGTTGGAAGAGGTGGTGATCATCTACAGCTACAAGGTCCGCCGTGGCTTTGGTTTTGGTGACAACATTAACGTCACCAACATGACCGGCAACCCTACCACGGCCGATCAAGGTGCAAAGCGTTATATCAAGCTTTCGATCAAAGCAGACGTTATCGAAGAAACTCACTCAGAAGGTGAGATGTCTTTTGATCTACCGTCTTACACAACCCCTGGCACAACTAAGAAATTTAAAAATTCACTCGGTTTTATTCCCTGCGTTGAGATCTTCAATAACCCGAAAGGGTTTGCCATGGAAGGCTATGGAGAGTTTGACGCTTTAGCCAACCAGATTGTTACGCATGATGACTTGGTCCGCACGATGCGGAAGAACATCACGTTCTTTGGTAATCCAACTCTTCTTTCTTCTCGTCCTAAGACCGACTTGATTGATGCTGGTGGAGATAGCGTTATTCAGCGTCCGTCTATTGCAGCAAACTCTGGTTTTGGTAGTCCCAGTGCCCTGAGTCGCTCAACATTTAAACAAGATCCCGTCTCCCGTGGTCTCGATGGTCAGATCCGAGTTCCCCGCATTATTGCAAACCTGGAACCAAACGACCGCGTTGGTTACATCGTTCCCGACGCTATTACTGGTGACCAAAACGCTTTTGCCCGGCAATTCAGGGAAGAAATTCGGACGGCGCTTGGTGGCGTGGATGAGCTTTCTATTTCTGCTGGCGTTACTGCAACTGAGTACAAATCTCTCTTCGGTCGCGTCTCAGCAACCTCTAAGAAAAAAGCCAACTCCATCTACACCCACGGTATTTGTCGCTGTCTTGAGCTAATTATTTTCCAGGAAGAAAAACTCTTCCGTGAATCATTGGCAGCAGCAGCTGGCATTGAGAAGCCGGTGCCTCCATCCGAAAACGCATCTCAAGATGAATTAGATTTGTATGAAGCTGCATTAGATGGTTTCAACCAACAAATTAAACAGCTAATGATGGCATCTGTTCAAACACAACAGATTCCACCAGGCGTCACGGGTCTCATTCCCGATGGGGATGTAACGATGCTGTGGCGCTGGACGGGTCCTGTTTACGAGGACTCAACCCAGGACATTCTCAACAACTCAATTGTTGTAAGAAACTTACAAGAGTTAGGTGTTGATAGCATTGAAGCACTGAAGTACCTCTTCCCGTCTAAGACGGATGAGGAACGGGCCGAGATGTTATCTGGGTTCCCGTTCAGGATGGTGAACGAACTACAGGGTGCATACTCTCAGTTCGCTCGCTTAGTGGGAGGGATGATGCAGACCCCCCACCCGCAATCACCGGATCTTCCGATGGCTGCGGATCCAAGATTGGATTTAACTCCATATCTGTATCGAACTTTAGAAGCTCTACAAAAGGAGATGAGTTATGCAGGACGCTACCGTCCAATCGATCCCACAGACGAGCCAACCGTCGCCCGCAGCGGTAGCTCCAAGCAGCTACGTGGTGGCAGCACCGCAGGCGGCACCGGCTCCAGTGTCTTATCAGGTGGGTACCAGCTACCCGCAAGCGGTTCCTCAGGCGGCCCCCAGCTACCAATCCGCCCCTACTCAGTACGCCCCCCAGTCCCCATCGGTCCAGACGGCGGAATCGACCTCCAATCCGTGGGAATCGGCGTTCAACAAGGTGGTGAACCTTCTGAGCAGTCCAGTTCCATCCCCGTTCCAGGGTCAACAGTCGGCTCCGACGACCTATACCCCGGCCAATTACGGGTTGACCAGCCCCCAACCTACGCAACAATCGGCAGCGCCGACCTCATATCCCAGCCAGGCATACTCGCCCAGCTCTTCCCAAACCTCCTCGAGTCCATCCTTGGAGGCGATCGCGGATTACGTGGGAATGAGCCAGGAGTCCCGCCAGGTAATGGACGCGTTCGGGATCGAGGCACCGGCGGTTCTGAACAACTACGCTCTCCAGCTGGAAACAATGCTGGACAGCGCCGTCGCGTGGGGAAGCCGCGCAAGTGAAACCATCAAAGGTTACGCTGAGTTTGCTGTAAACGAGCATCAAGAGAACCTCGCTTACAACGAAATTCTTACCAACCCCGATGTCCTGAGCGATTACACGCTTAAGTTCTTCGGTCCCGAAGGTCCTTATCCCGTGTACGAAAACGAAGCTCAGCTGGAAACCCCCGGCTACCGTACCGAGCAGGTTCTGCAACCTCAGCTTGGTCAGCTCCCTGCTCCTCCTGCTGCCGCAGCTCCTCAACAGCCCGGCAACTTCTGGGGCGACTTTAACGAGATGATGGCTCGTGATCCCCAGAATGCTTGGCGCGTTCTGAACCAGGCTCAGCCTCAAACCGTTGCAAACAAACTGTTTGTAATGGAGTGATAGCGTGTCGGTGATTGAATAAATTACCGACTGCTAAAATTTGTGTTAGATAAGACATATAAATGTCTGAATCTTTCACCCGATAAAAACACTT